GACAAATAGGCTACTACTCGCCGCTTCAATCTTATTGACATCCACTTGCGCGAGGTCTGTAGTCTGGTCGATGCGCTTTTCCTCAAGGTCGAGCTTGCGCTCTTCCAACGCCATTTCCAAGCGTTCTTTGTCCGTTGTAATGAGGTCGCCCGCGACCTTGCCCACGCCCTCAATTATCGACCCTATTCCGATCAGATCCATTACTTGAGTCCTTGCAGGGTACGGTTGATCCAGCCGAGCAAGAACTTGGACTGGCTTCTATCCTTGTTGCAGATGGCGGCGTATCGCTGGATTTTAGCAAGTGCGTAAGATGGAACAAACTTCTCCGGCGTGCAGATATTGAGTCGTTCAATTGTCTTAGCACCGATAGCGCCATCTGGAGTTACCCCTACAATGACCTGCGCTAGTTTTGCAGCGACCCCTATTCCGGTGTTGACTCCGAAGTTGAAGATCGTTTCCGCAATCTGCTGGTCACGGATCTCGTCACCTCTAATACGGTCCCAATAATTTTGCCGATAAAAGTCACGAACCAGAGATGTAAGTTGTCCGCCCATTTCCTTGCGGTCAACCAAAGCCCAGCCAGCCCATTGCGGGTTTGGTTTTCTTGCGATTCCTGCATACGTTTGCCCTCCCCGGTCGCCCGGAATGTCGGTCAATTGGTATCCGCCTTCGTCGTGGATCATGCGCTCAAACGCAGGAGCAAAATCAGCCATTATTTCCTCGCCATGCGGTCTTCGATGATACTAATGTGCTTCTGATTGTCATGAATCATGTCGCGGTTGCGCTGAATCTCTTTCTCAAGCTCTTGCCGCAGTTTTTCCCTTGCCAGTTCCGCACCGGAGTTGGTCGCTTGCTTGTTGTCAGATGTAACAACAAGCGAGATTTTGGCGTTGAGTACAGTGACCTCATGAGTCAACTTGTCTAGAGCAGACATCAAATAGACTACGCACGTGAACAAGATAGGAAGGACAGCAAACGCGGTCTTTTCAATAAGCTGACTTTTGGCTTCAAGTTTTTCGCTCATTGCTTGTCCTTCATCTTGTTAATGATCTCAAACGCAGACTTGACCTTTTCTTCAAGAACCGCAACGCGCAAGTCAAGTTTAGACAGCACAACAATCAGCGTGATGATCGCTAACAGAACCGGCCAAGCCTTAAAGAAAAGGTCAACCACTTCCATTACTTCATTTTTTATTCAAGAATGACAATTTGGTTTAATTTAAAGACGCGTTATAGTTTGCTACAACTTCAGGCGTCCACGCCGCGTTACAAATTGCCTGTACATTTGTTGGCACTGCGCTTATGTCTTGCCCCGGCGTGAGGCTTGAGCGGTGGTACTTCTTGGTCAGTTCCTCACCGTCCTCAAGGATGCGTGTGGCCTCCCGGTACAGCACGGTGCCATTTTCCGTGACAGTGATCTGGTCAACTTTGGTTTCTTTCGTGATTGCCATGATGGGCTCCTTTGGTTAAATCCAGCCGCGCTAGTTATCCGGCGTGGTTAAACTTCATAGATGTATATACCGCGCACATTTTTGGTGCTAAAGTTAGCATTTGTAAGCAAGGAACCTGCTGCACTATAGAAATCAAATAATGGGCTCCCGCTTGACGCAAGCGTTCCAAAATAGTTTGTAGAGTAATCTGAGTACTGTAGTGCAAATCCAGCATTGACTGTAGTACTGAACGGTAATCCTTGTATCCGGGCATTGCCTGTATTTGCTGTAGTAGGCCAAGTTGCAGTAAAACTTGCATACACCATGCGCCCAATTTTTGTGTATGAGCCGCTAGCCGCAGATAATGTAACCCCGTTGCCGGTCGGCGTCCAAGTCCCTTCTTCGTAATCATCAAGAGTATTAGCGTCAGTTGATGCCGATTGAGTTGCGGGGAAAGTAACCCCAGCCCCGCTGGTACTAGGCGTCGCACCGCCAACACCAATAGTCGTTGACGCCGTTACACGCGTCCCATCAGTCGTAAATCCTGAAATTCCACCCAATGAGCCCGCGTTGTTGTACTGAACCTGTGTGGTTGAGCCGCCAACCCCAGCCGCGCCAACCCGTACAAAATCAGAGCCGTTCCACGCTACAAGGGCTTTTTCACTTACTGCAATCGTTACCCCAGTCGTAGGGCCAGCGCCAACAATCTTGACTGTGTACGTCGCAGAAGTGTTGATAATGACATAAATTTTACTTGCTGCCGGGGCAGTAATAGTAATATTAGCTGACGCCGGACTACACAGCAGCACCATGTACTGCGATGAAGTGCTACTAAGAGCCGCGCCAGTTGTTTTAGTTAGCGTAGTGTTTGTGGTGATTGTCTGCGTACCGGCAACCGCTGCATCAAGGTAATTTGAAACGTAGTTGTTGACCTCAGTGCCCCACGTGCCGGACAAATCTCCGGTTGTTGGCTGCGCAAGCCCCAGTAATGTAGTAAAATTAACCGTTGCCATATTTATCCTTTAAACAGTCTCTACTTCGACCCAGTTAGAGTCTTCAGTGGTGGTAATACTTGTCCAAACTGGGTTTCCGGTTGTGGTGACACCTGTCCAATTCGGCGTCTGGTCATCATCTATAAGCTTCCAATAAGCATAACCAATATTACCCACGACACCCATTGCAGGACAGCCAGTGATAGCAACAAGGCGGTCACCAACCGAAACCGATTGTACTGCCCCCGTTCCTAAAACACCAGCTAACCCTGCGGCACCGACTTCTCCGGTGGCCGATACTCCAGAAATACCTACTTCTATAGTTGGAGATACTGTACCAACACCACCCGACGCCGATACACCAGTAATTAGATAAGTAGGAGGACCAACCCCTACCGTCCCAACGGAACCAGTCGCAACAACTCCGGGTACGGCGTCGCCTTCAACCTCAGCAGCATTACCAACCGCCCCGGACGCAGCCACCCCACTAAGTGCAAGTGACCGGTCCCCCACTGCAACTGAACCGACCGAACCTGTAGCCAATACCCCAGTAAGGGAAGAAGGGGCAGCAAACTGGATATTGCCAACCGCGCCAGATGCAACATTCCCAGTAATAGGTATAGTGCGGGCTGGGCTAACTGTACCGAGCAATGCGTCAGCATGAACTCCAGAAGCTTGTAGAGTTGTAGAAGCTGCACCGGGTGTTGCTTGCGCTGCTACGCCAGTAAGGACGACAGTTCTAGCAGGTGAGACATCACCAACAAGGCCAGAGCCGCTTACACCAGATGTCGTAGCGGTTTCATTACTCGCAACAGTTCCTACTAAACCAGAAGCTGCGCCTTGAATACCGCCCCACGGACCAGCGCCCCAAGTACCGTCTCCCCAGCCGGTTCCACTTAGAGATACAGATCTTTCGACACCAACTGAGCCAACTGAGCCGGTTGCTACGTTTCCGTTTTCGGCCTGTGATTCTGACGAAGTTACTGTGCCGGCGGAGCCAGCGGCTGCTACGCCAGTTAGCGCAAATTCAGCCGAGCCATGTGTAACTGTTCCTACAGAACCAGCAGCGGAAACACCGCTTAACGTAAGAGGGTTTGTTTGGGTGACAGTCCCAACCGAACCGGAAGCAGAAGCCCCGGTTAATGCGGCAGATGGCGCAAAAGTGACGGTCCCAACCGAACCGGAAGCAGAAGCCCCGGTGATGCTTACCGTTACCGATACACCGGGGGCGCTAACAAATCCAGACGCAGCAACGCCGGTTGTGGTGTACTGGGCACCGCCCCACGTATTACTACCCCAAGTGCCGGCTCCCCAGCCGGTAGTCCCAGTACCGCCGCTTACATCAAACGCGGTCGGATCAAACGCGCTTAATTCAAATGCTGCGGCCATGACTATGGTTGTTTAGGCCACGTAATATTAAACGGGTCGAGCTGAGAGGGGATATCGCGCAATGCCTGACGGTACACCGCCCACACCGCCTTGTCAACCGGAGCGTCTGCTAATTGGGTCCAGTCGGTGTCCTTGAGCATCTGATTGCGCTGGGTACGGATAACCTGCCACTGAGTTGCTATGCGTTGGTCAAGCTCCTCTTGGGTTAGAGGCTCAACATTAACTAGACAGCACATCCCGTCATACAGATGCGGGGCAGCAGACACTAACTTCTCTGTTGCGTGGTTGTAGGGTTTCCATACTGAGATGACGTAGTAGCCCTGTTCAGCAATCCAGTCAAGGCTTGGACCCCGGTCACCAAATGATGTGTTGGGGAACCACTCTGTGTGGTCCTTGATGATGAGTTCTGAGTTGGCAAGCTGCATGATTACCTCGTTGAGAACGCGGCTGTTGGCGTTGTGATGGTACGGGCGATACCTCGGGTAATGCGTAGGTCTTGGATGTAGCCGTTTAAGAATCCGTTTGCAAGTCCATTGCTATACGCGCCAACAAAAGCCGTGTTTA